ATGATTGTTGTTTTTGGATTTTAAAAATCCTGCTACCCTTTTGATAACTATTATCACGAGGGAATGATATGAAGAGTTCAGGACAGTTGTTATCGCTGGTTGGTATAGTTCTCGCAATATATTCATTGTTCTTTATGGATGTGAGTGTGGATGTTGGCGATGGTACAAGAGTTAATAACATTGGGCTAATGGCTCAACAGCAAAATTATTTATTAATTGCTATTGTTCTTTTTCTTGCTGGTGTCTTTATTTCCTTCTCAGGTATAAAGAAGTCATTGCCAGAAGTGGATTTCACTAAAATAGAATCATGCTCGGCAGGTGACTTTGTTTCTTTGAAAGATGGTGAACCATTCCTGAATATGTTGGCTGTAGACAATCTTGCAATGATGTTTTTAAAAAAACATGGTTCAAGTAGCGTTAATGATATCCTTTTCATGAATATGCCTTTAATTGATAGGTTAGAACAAGGTCTCCCTGAATCACTAAGGAAAGATTTTAAATCTACCCTTAAAAGGAGGTTAAAGGACAATTGCTAAAATAATGCCCGCAAAAAAGCGGGCTTTTTTTCACTTGGAGAATTTATGGCTGGCAAGTCACTGGGAACTCTGACTATCGACTTGGTTGCAAAAGTTGGTGGATTTGTTTCAGGGATGGATAAAGCTGAGCGTGCATCAGCCAAGTGGAGCAAGCAGGTACAAGATGATGTGGCAAAATCCAGTGCTGCGCTGGCTGGTATAGGGGCCGCAGCTATTGCCGCTGGGCTGGCTGTTGGCGCATCCGGATTTCAATTACTGAAATCAACATCCAAGCAAATAGCAGAAACCGAACGCTGGGCTAAATCATTACAATTATCTACCCAAGAGCTTCTTGCTTGGCAGTTTGCAGCTGAAAAGGCTGGTGTCTCCGGAGACCAAATGGCTGATATCTTCAAGGATATTGGCGATAAGATTGGTGACGCGGTATTAAATAAATCTGGTGAAGCCGTTGATGCGCTCAACGCTCTTGGATTGTCTGCGGAGAAACTATCAAAAGTCAGTCCAGATAAACAATTACTCGCTATAGGTGAATCTCTAGGGAAAATTAGTACTAATGCCGAGAAGACAACCATTCTTGAAAGTTTGGGCAACGACCTTTCAAAATTGCTTCCTTTGTTTGATAACAATAACCAAAAGCTCAAACAGTTTATTGACCTTGCTAAAGATTATGGTGTTGCTCCTGATCCATCCTCTATTGATGATTTAGTAAAGGTTAATCAGCTTTTTGAAGATATGGAGGCTCAAGTTTCAGGGCTCAAAATTGAGATTGCAGCCGGATTGGCGAAAGTTGATCTAACTCCTTTGCAGAGCTCTCTTGATAAGCTTCATGACGTACTGACTGATCCCTTAATTCTTCAAGGTATTTCTGATCTCGTATCAGAGGTTGCTCAACTTGCTGGATGGCTTGTAAAAGCAGCTGCTGGAGCTGGTCAATTAGCAGCCAGCACCGGAAACCGTTTTGCAGCGCTTAGTGGCAAGATAGACCTGTCGAATATAGATCAAGTTAATGAACGTATTGAATATCTGCAAAAAAGCCTTGAAGGAAAAAAAGGTTTTTACTCTCAAAGCGAGTCAATGTTTGGTTGGATTACAGGGATAGATGACAGCGCTAAAACACTTAATGATGAACTGCTATCCCTTATAGAAACAAGAGATAAATTTTCTAAAGCCAGTAAATCGGTGCTACCTCTTCAGGCTGCCTCTGTTGGGACGGACAACCCATTTGTTTTACCTCCTGGTGGTACGAACGGAAAACCTGTTAAAACACCATCAAGTAAAACAGACAATGCTTTTAACAGTAGATTGCTAGATCTACAAAAACAAGCCGCTCTTATTGAAACTACTGGTAAAAAAACAGCTGAAGTTACAGAGCTTGAAAAAATAAACTTCGATATTACCAGTGGCAATCTGAAAAAATTATCAGATGACCAAAAAGAACAGCTTCGCACTGCCGCAAAAGTCCTTGACTCTAAAAAAGAAGAGTTACGCCTTAATCAGGAAAACGCAAAGGTTGCCGAGTATGTTTCCGGGTTAGAAACACAGAATAAGTTAGTACGGCAGGGTTTTGATAACCAAATTGTTGGCCGTTATTCTGGAAGCCGTGAACGTTCACGCATGCAGGATAATAATGATATCCAGCAGGATTTCGCTTCCCGACAAGATGACCTTTTAAATCAGTTACAATCTGGAGATATAGATCAAAGTCTTTACGATAAAAAGAAAGAGGCGCTGCAGAGCTCTCTCGATGAGAGGCTTAAAATACAGGAGGAGCATTATAAGAAACAGGATGAGTTAGAAAAAGATGGCGCAGCTGGTTTCATATCAGGGATAACTGATCAGGCTGCTGCTTATTCAAATTTATACGCAAATATGCAACAGATTGGCGCTCAAACATTCAGCAGCATGACCGATATGATTATCGAGTGGGCAGAAACAGGAAAGTTAAATGCTCAGGACTTTGCGGCTACCTTCATTCAGTCTGTGGGGACGGCATTATTACAATATGCCGCTGCGCAGGTCGCGATGGCAGCGCTTAATGCATTCACGCAATGGATAGGTGTTCCTTACGTTGGTCCTGTAGTAGCGCCAATGCAAGCCATTGCAGCAGCAGCTGCTGCTGGCGTATTCATGACGGCGATCGGGTCGGCATTGCACGGCCAGGCCCACGACGGTATCGACTCAGTGCCAGAAACCGGAACCTGGCTTCTGCAGAAGGGGGAGCGTGTCACGACTGCCAAAACCAGCGCTAAGTTGGACGCCACACTGGACAGGGTTGCAACCCAGTCAAGCGGTGGTGCTATTTACGCTCCTAACATCTCCATTCCAATTAATGGAAACCCATCCGATGCGACAATTGCCCTTGTGCGTAAGGCGGCAGCGGAAGGCGCCGACCGCGGCTACCGAAGGGCGGTTAACTCGGTGACTACCGGGCAGGGTGATCTGCACAGGGCACTAATGGTGAAAACTAACTCGGGGAGGAAAATTCGCTGATGGCTATCACCACGACGCTTTACTACCCCGCTGACGTTCTCCCTGGCCCGTTGAAAGACAGTTTTGGGTTGAAGCCAGTATCTCCTCTAAAGAGTACCGATATGGTAACGGGTCGCCGCCGGCAGCGGCGAGCCTACACCTCTGTGCCGACCAATACGGATATTGCATGGATATTTAACGATGCTCAGGCGCAGGCTTTTGAAGCGTGGTACCGGGATGTTCTTACGGACGGTAGCGCCTGGTTCAACATGCCGCTGCTGACGCCCGTCGGCCAAAAAAATTACGTCTGCAGATTTAACGATATCTATGAAGGCCCGACGCCTGAAGGCGGCCTGTACTGGCGGTATTCCGCATCCATTGAATTATGGGAGCGGCCGCTGCCGGCGGTTGGCTGGGGGCAATATCCGGAGTGGATTGTCGGGAGTTCATTACTCGATATCGCTTTGAACAGGGAGTGGCCGAAACATGACAGCGATTAATCGCCTTTATGCCTCCTCCGGGGAGGAGGTCATTATCGGTACGTTACAGGTCGATATTGGCGGTCAGTCTCATTATTTGTGCGAGGGGTACGAGGATATTACGGCCGTTACCGAAGAGGGCGTGACCGTAACGTTTAAAGCCTGCGCCATTGTTCTTTCTCTTCCTGCCAGAAATGAGGATGGCACGCAGGACCTGAAATTTATGCTGTGCAACATCGATGGCGTGGTTTCCACAGCCATACGCAGGGCCATTGATGCCCTCTCCAGTGCCAACATCACATTCAGGAAATACATCTCCACCAACCTGGACGCGCCGGCAGAGCCGCCTTACATCATGCCGGTTAAAGGCGGCTCCTGGACACCCCTTGCGGTTAACGTGACCGCCGGTTTTAAAAGCATGCTCGATTATGCCTGGCCTCGCGACCGCTACATATTGAACTATTTCCAGGGTCTTCGTTACTCCCGATAGGTATCCCATGCTCAACATTGATAAATACCTGGCTGTCCGCTGGCAGATGGGCGGCCGCGCTTTTCCTGTTCTCGACTGCTACGGCATTGTGCATGAGGTTCGCCGTGACCTCGGTCTTCCTGAATGGCCTGCGTTTGAGGCTGTGATTAAAGAGCCAGGTAGTCCGGGAATGGGGGAATTTTGCGAGAGTTTTTCGCGTGACCTGACTCCCTGCATGCCGTGCAACGGAGCGGTGGCCGCCTGCTATATGGGGAAAATGATCGGCCATCTTGGCGTAGTCGTCGAAATGGATGGGTTGCTTTACGTGATCGAATGCAATCCCCGGCGAAACGTAACCATTCTCCCCCTGGCGCGTTTTGAGCGTCAGTTCCTGAAAGTGGAGTATTACCAGTGACTATTCGATTATACCCTTCGCGTCTGCCTGGTGAGCCGCTGGAAACGTATGAGCACCGGGATACGACGCTTCACGACTGGATGCTGCAGCACGTCGATAACTACCGTAACGAGATGGCGCAGCGTGTCTCCTTCGAGGTTAACGGTAAACCGGTCCCGCCGGCAGAATGGCCGTTATGTTTTATCAGGTCTGAGAGCGACGTAAAAGCCTACCCGATCCCGGGGGAGGGTGTGACGGCGACGACAATCGCGGCATGGGCGGCAGCGGCTATTGCTGCAGCCTCTGCTGTTTATGTGCTGATCACCATGTCGAACATGGATAAAGGCGGGTACTCGTCCTCAAATGGTTTAGGGCTGGATTTAAACCCGGCTAAAGCGAACCAGGCTAAGCTGGGCGATCCCATTCGTGAGGTGTTTGGCCGCTGCCGCATCTATCCCGATTATGTTGTGCAACCCGTGACCCGGTTTAATCCAGATGATCCGACGCTAATGACGGTCGAAATGATGGTTTGCCTGGGTAAAGGAAATTTTGCATTTACGAATGGCGATATTCGGGTGGGCTCAACGCCAATTTTGGCGTTAGGGGATTCGTTTAGTCACAACGTTTATGCACCTGGCGCGGATGTCTCAGGTGATCGGCGTAGTGAAAACTGGTTCAACTCGACAGAGGTCGGTGGCACTTCCAGCGGAAGCGGTCTTGATATGGCCCAGACTTCGCCAGATTCTACCGATATCACTGCCGACAGCATGACGGTTTCAGGGCCTTCCGTAACGTTTTCGGGGTTGGTCGATTCCAGC